TTACTTGTCGAAAATGGCTATTGCATCGTGTTTTTTCTGAGTATATAAATGGCTGTAAGTGCCCATTGTTTCAGTGATTTGAGCATGTCTCATGAGTGACTGTAAAACGAAAATATCTACACCATTATTTGCAAGATAAGATGCATAAGAATGTCTTAACGCGTGAATGTTATAATGGGGGAAAGCTTTTCGGAATTTCTTTTGAACATGACTGTAATGTTTGGGAGCCATTCCTCCGAAAATAAAATAACTACGTTCATCAAAATATTTGTTTAACTCTTTTTCACGTTGGTGTCGTTCAGTTAACATTGTGTTGATGAATTTCGGTAAAGGAACAATATCCTCTGAACTATCTGTTTTTGGTCTCGGATATATAGTTCTATTAGAGATGTCCATTGTTTTATTTATGGATATCTCTTTTTTGTATTTATTGTAGTCTGCCCAAACAAGCGCCATAGCTTCGCCAATCCTCAAACCTGTATAAAACATTAATGTAAATAACTCTCTGTAATCTTGCTCTTCAATGTCTTTGATTCTTTCTTCAAATTCTTCACGCATCATAAACTTAGGTTTTGGTTTTACACGCGGAATAGGTTTAATTGATATTGTTGGATCTGTACGTAATCCAAAGTATTTTTTGGCATAATTAATTACAACTTTAAAACCTGACCAAATTGTACGAGCAGAATTTGTTGATGCTACATTCTCTATTAGATATTTACGAAACTCTTGGCATTGATTTTGTGTTATCTTATTCATTTTTATGTGCCCGAACTTAGCTTTAAAGTGTTTGTGATATTCATTTTGTTTGCGTCGTTTTGTTTTAGGTCTCAAATCGCTATTTTCTAAGTAGTGATGAAAAACATAATCAAATGTTTTCGAATCGCTATATCCTTCGTTTACGTCATTCAAAAAAATAGCCTCTGCACTCTTAGCTTCACGCTTAGTTGGAAAACCGCGTTGCATCTTACGTTTGTTATTACCGTATACATCTTTATATCTAATAGAAAAATACCATTTACCTGTATTATCATCTTTATATACTGGCATTTTACTTCTCCTCCTCAAAATTGGCAAAAAAATAATAAGGGTAGACGGGCTACCCGATATTTAGTACTAGGTACTAAATGTGTTATAATAAAATAAAAAGCAGGTGATATTTTGCAAATCTTACTATTGATAATTACAACTGGGATACCGGGATTTTATACTTACTATGCTCTATCCAATAAGAATTTGGTGTATTTCAATAGTGATAATAAGAAAGTTATTCTCGCTTTCTTTTCTGTAGTTTCTGTTTTTATATTTTTATTAACTCTTAGTCTGTTTTCAGGACAAAACAACGTAAACCAACTATTTCAAAAGTTGACTTTTACAAAAACGTTATCTTCACTAATAGTAAGTATATTAATAATTATCTTATTAACAGAGTTCGCGTATACAAAAATTATAGAAATATACAATACTTTTAGTAATCATAACCGTAAAAGTAATAATTTAAAAAAGGTTGAAACTCTACCTGTACATCTATTAAAGTATGAAGATAATAAATATAAAATGTTCATAACTGTAAAAGATTTCGAAGGTAACATAATTGAAAAAGGATTCCTTGATAACTATTCAAGAAAACACAATCGAAATATATTGCTTGATACTCGATTTAATGCTAATTACGAAGACTTCAAAAAATTATCTGAATACAAAGATTCATATTTAGATTTTGAAAACCAAGTTAAATTAGAATATCTATATATCGATAAGAAAAAAATAGTTAGTTCTTCTTAAGTTCTTGGATTAAACTTTCAACTTGACCACTAGTTACTTTTTGGTCACTTCCGGACTCGCCATTTCTAATTTCTCCTTTATTCTCGCTCACGCTCTCACCACCATTCAACGTCTACACTAGTAGGCGTTTTTTATTTTTATATTAAAGCACTAGATAAAAGTATAATCACATTTTAGTTCTTTCAGTAATTTTAGAATTCATAACTCTTTGATGCGATTCTTTAGCTTGTTCAATCATGTCCTTAAAATCTTGACTTTCTATAAAAGCTTTAGCTTCTTCTATTTGCTCTTGAGTAAGCTCTTTACCACCGGTGTTAATGTGTAAGTGTTCAATTTCTTTATAAGAACTCATTTTTCCGTCTCCCTGCTCTTCAATTTCTTTCAATACCATATTAAAGCCGCTTATAAAATAACTCAGTTTAAAAATTATTCATATCTCTCTGGTTCGAGACCCATCTCCCTTAATGCTTGGTCGCTATTTTCTTGTGCTCTTTTAGCTTCTTCAGGTGTATAGAAATGTTTATACTCTCTTTTATATATTGGATCTGTTTCTCCCTCTACATAGTCATCTCTAACAGGATTATTTGTAGTTGTATGTGATTGTCCATTATAAATTTCTGTAACTGTATCTCCATTTTCTATAACTTTATAATTGTTGCTATTGTTTGGTTGTTGATTATTATAATTACTACTACTATAATTATTATTATTATTATTATTATTATTATTATTTCTATTTTGAACTCGTTCAGTGTTGCTTTGGTTTACATCTCTATTTTTCTTTTCGTTCTTTGGTTTATCATCGTTTTTCTTAGTTTCTTTTCTTACTTCAGATTTTTTACTTTCTTTCTTTTCTTTTTTCTCATTACCATCGCTACCACATGCGACTAAAATCAATGTACTGGCTAGTAATAAGCTGAATAATCTTCTCATGTTGTTTCACCTCATTAATAAAATAGTTTTTGACTTGCTACAACTCTGCCCACAACTGTTATTTCATCATCTTTTCCGTATACTTGTGGATAATGACTAGGATTGTTTGATTCTGGTATAAGAATAATTTGATCATTGTTATAACGTATTCTTTTGACAGTTGCATTATATCCGTTAATCATCACGACACCGAGTTGACCATTTTCTACATTAGAGTCTTTTTCGACTACAACAACATCTCCATCCTGAAAAATTTTGTCCATACTATCTCCAGTAACCTTAAGAGCAAATTCCTCTTTATTAGAATTTAAATTTTTGGTTGCGAAATAAATATAATCAATCAAATTCTCCTCGCTGTAGATAGGTAGACCAGCAGAAACCTTTGATAGTACCGGAATTTTTTTGACAGGCATAGTTTCAATTTTTGATGTTTTTTGGGATGTAGTTTTAATTTCCATTATATCTTCAGGCTTTATATTTAGACCATTACAAATTTTAATTACATTTTCTACTTTAGCATTAAAAACGCCACGCTCTAAAATGGATCTTACAGTAGTATAAGCTAAACCAATTTCTTCTGAAAAAGCTTTTACACTGCCGGATTTCTTTTCCATAAGATATTTCAAATCTTTTTCTTTAGCCATTTTCGTTTACCTCATTTCTAATTTGTACCTATATAATATCATGCGAAAAATCGTATATCAAGAGAAAAATAAAATAAAAAATACGAAATTTAGTGTTGACTCAATACGAATTTTCGTATATTATTTAGTTAAGCAATCAAAGAGGTTGCTAAAATTTTAAATCTAAAATACGAATTTTCGTATTAGGAGGGATACTATGTTGAAGAATTTCAACGATATAAGAAAAGACAAGAAAGTATCTCTGGTTGATTTAGCAGATTTGTTAGGTGTCAGATATCAAACGGTCGCAGATAAGATTAACGGAGTTTCTGATTTTAAATTCGGAGAGGCGTTGCTTATCAAAAACAAATTTTTCCCAGAGTACGAAATCGAATACCTTTTTGAAAAAGAAAAATAAACATCTTAGTAGGAGGCATTAACCATGCAACAAGAACAAGACCAATCATTAAAATTAGTAAAACTACAACTAAAATATCATAACCTTTCAGGACAAATTGAAGCTTATGATAAATCGCTTAAAGAAATAAGATACACTCGAGATCTTTACAACAAATATCTAAGCATGAACAACGAAGACGCATTTGCTGGCTTAGAAATGGTAGAAGATGAAATTACTGACAAGCTACGAAGTGCTATCAAAGAGTTCCAAAAAGTAGTGAAAGCATTAGACAAACTCAATGGAGTTGAAAGTGATAACAAAGTTACTGATTTAACAGAGTGGCGGAAAGTGAATCAGTAACATTCACTTCTTAATATAACCACGCTTATCAACATCCACATTGAGCAGATGTGAGCGAGAGCTGGCGATGATATGAGCCGCGCTTAAATACATTCGATAGTCATTGCGATGACCGTCTGCTGAATGTGGGTGTTGAGGAAAAAAGGAGGAAACTCAAATGCAAGCTCAAAACAAAAAAGTCATCTATTACTACTATGACGAAGAAGGTAATAGACGACCCGTTAATATTCAATACAACGATGGCTACGACTTAATGATAGATCCGCGTTTTATTGAAATGACGATTGAAAGACATCCGCATTTAAAAAATAACTTTTATGGATTAATAGATGAAAAAGAATTTAAGTTACATTAAATTTTTGTGTTAGATAATTAAAAGCTAGTTTACTTAGCAATGTTACCAACATACTAGTGGTTTTGTTCTCTACTTTTTTAAATATGAACAATAAGTTGATAAAAAACTAAATAAACAAACTATAGCGACTATCAATGAGTTTTGAATATGTAAATCATTCTCGTTTATATAGTTTGTTACAAAGTTTTGAGTGTCAACACTTGCCACAAATCCACTAGAGAACCTGATAAAACTTTTGAAAGGATGTGGAAAATCATTTTTGATACGATTGACAAATTTCTCGTTTCTTTTATAGGTATCTTGATCATTTACTGGATAGGTCGAATTGATGGCTTCAGCCAAAGTAGAGACAGCAGTTGGATTGATATAAAAATCTCTAATGGTCTGTTGAGCTTGAAGCACTATTTCATCATCAAACCTATAGAGTTCCTTAAAAGATTTTATCGCTTCTTCAGAAAATAAATTTCTTTGAAATGTTAGAGATGAAAAAGAATTACGCAAATTAAAATTCATTTCAATTAAGTTGTTTAGATGAAAGTCTACTTTGAAGTCAGAAAATAAATTTATGTTGTTTCTATTAATTATATCTAATTGGTACTTAAGTTTTAAAGACTGTTTCATTGCCATACTTTTAGAAATTTCAACATTACTAATTACGTTATTAATAGATAAACGAACATCTTTTAAAGGGTCAATATACACCAATATCACCTCCTTAGGTTGATAACTAAATTATACACGAAAGGAGCATAAACAATATGCAAGCATTACAAACATTTAATTTTGAAGAATTACCAGTAAGGAAAATTGAAGTGGAAGGAGAACCCTTCTTTTTAGGTAAAGATGTTGCTGAAATTTTAGGGTATGCACGAGCAGATAACGCCATACGCAATCATGTTGATAGCGATGATAGGCTGATGCACCAAATTAGTGCGTCAGGTCAAAACAGAAATATGATCATCATCAACGAATCTGGATTATACAGTTTAATCTTTGACGCTTCTAAACAAAGTAAAAACGAAAACATTAGAGAAACCGCTAGGAAATTCAAACGCTGGGTAACATCGGAAGTTTTACCAACTTTAAGAAGAACTGGTGCGTACCAAGTACCTAGCGACCCAATGCAAGCATTGAGATTAATGTTTGAAGCTACAGAAGAAACTAAACAAGAAATTAAAAACGTGAAAGATGATGTTATTGATTTGAAAGAAAATCAAAAACTGGATGCGGGAGATTACAATTTCTTAACTAGAACTATTAACCAAAGAGTTGCACATATCCAAAGGCTACATGCGATAACAAACCAAAAACAACGTAGCGAATTATTCAGGGATATTAATTCAGAAGTGAAAAAGATGACTGGTGCAAGTTCAAGAACGAATGTAAGACAAAAACATTTCGACGATGTAATTGAAATGATTGCTAATTGGTTCCCGTCACAAGCTACGTTATACAGAATTAAGCAAATTGAAATGAAATTTGAAAATGGAATATAGGAGGAATTATCAATGAACACACTATATAAAACAACCCTTCTCATCACAATGGCAGTTGTGACATGGAAGGTTTGGAAGATTGAAAAAAATACTAGAAACGCTGATTGTGCGTTATCAGTTTCATTAAGTGATTTACCTGAACTATCAGCAAATTCTATTGCTTCAATATAAGGAGGAAAAGATATGATGAAAAATAGTTTGCAAGCTAAAGAACTTGCGGTAATTTTATCTGTTTCTAAATCCAAAGCAGGACAAATAATAAGAGAACTGAATAAAGAGCTTGAAGATGAAGGATACATTGCGATACGAGGCAGAATACCAGTCCAATTAGCTAGGAAAAAATTCCCTTATCACGACTTATCAGACGAGAGAATAATGGAGGAGTTGAAAAAAGAAAATGAGCAACATTTATAAAAGCTACCTATTAGCAGTGCTATGTTTCACCGTCTTAGCGATTGTTCTCATGCCGTTTCTATACTTCACTACAGCGTGGTCAATTGCAGGATTCGCAAGTATCGCAACATTCCAATTTTTTAAAGAATGCTTTTATAAAAAATAAAAAATTCTGTTACATGCGCCAACAGGTAACAGAAAAGTAATTAGAAATATAAACTTACGTTCAATATAAAACGAAACAAGGAGGAAGTCAACTATGACTAAAAACTATAAAGACATGACTCAGGACGAATTAAGGGGTTTATTAGGTGAAAAAACCTCAGAACTGTATGATTTAGCGAAAGAAATTAAGAGAGAAAGTAAATTTGATATTTTGTTTTTCACAGCAATAGGAGTTAGCGACGGAGATTTCATAAAAAGTTCAAGTTCTGCGCTTGGCAATGCTTTTAATCTTGCTGAATTATTGGATAATGCTACTGATTTCAACGATGTCATTAACGTCATTCAAAAACGTAAACTACAAAAATTTCTTGCTATAGATGACAACAAGGAGGACTAAAACAATGTATTACAAATTTGGTGAGATAAAAAACAAAATTATAAGCTTTAACGGGTTTGAATTTAAAGTGTCTGCGATGAAGAAACATGACGGTATCAGTATACAAGTTAAGGATATGAATAATGTTCCACTTAAATCATTTCATGTCACAGATTTAAGCGAACTATATATTGCAATGGATGTAATGCATGACGTTGTAAACGAATGGATTAAAGAAAATACAGATGATTACGACAGACTAATGAACTTAGTCATGAAATGGTAGGAGGCATGAAAAGTGAATGAATTACAAGAGAGAGAACTAGAAACATTCGAACAAGACGACCGATTCAAAGTAACAGATCTAGACAGTGCTAACTGGGTCTTTAAGAAACTGGATGCAATCACAACTAAAGAGAATGAAATCAACGAATTAGCAAATAAAGAAATTGAACGCATAAATGAATGGAAAGATAAAGAAGTAGAAAAATTACAGAGTGGCAAAGAGTATTTACAAAGCCTTGTAATTGAATATTTCAGAATACAAAAAGAACAAGATAGCAAATTCAAGTTGAACACACCTTACGGAAAAGTGACAGCACGAAAAGGTTCAAAAGTAATTCAAGTTAGCAATGAGCAAGAAGTCATTAAACAACTTGAGCAACGAGGTTTTGATAACTATGTAAAAGTAACTAAAAAGCTTAGTCAATCAGACATTAAGAAAGATTTCAACGTAACTGAAAACGGCACTTTGATTGACGCAAACGGCGAAGTTTTAGAGGGTGCTAGCATCGTGGAGAAACCAACATCATACACGGTAAAGGTAGGAGAATAGATGACCGAACAACTTAATTTATATCAAAAAATAGCAGATGTTAAAGCGAATATTGCGGGCTTCACAAAAGATACTAAGGGATATAACTTTTCGTATGTTTCAGGATCTCAAATATTACACAGAATAAGAGAAAAGATGATTGAACATAATTTATTGTTAGTCCCTAATTCGTCAAATGAAAATTGGACGACACATACTTTTAAAAACAAAAAAGGTCAAGAAGTGACAGAATTCATAGTTGAAATGGATTTGAATTATACATGGATTAATGCTGATAAACCAGAAGAACAGTATGAAGTTAGTTATCATGCTTACGGTCAACAAAATGATATTTCACAAGCGCATGGCACAGCATTAACTTATGCTGAACGCTATTTCTTAATGAAGTTCTTTAACATACCAACTGATGAAGATGACGCAGACGCAAAACAAAAACAAGATAAATATTCAGCAGTAAGTCAAGAACTTAAAGACATGCTAACTAAAGAAGTAAATGATTTTATAGCCATAGCTAAAGAAAGTGGATTCGCTGAAAAATACCAAGAACAAATTAACAAATTAAAAAAAATGAACGTCGAAGCACTGAACAAAAACCAAATCAATGTAACCAGACAACAGATAAAAAAATGGCTTGGAGGAATTGAACAATGAATACAGTAAATTTAATTGGGAACCTAGTGGCAGATCCAGAGTTAAAAGGTCAAAACAACAACGTAGTTAACTTTGCAATCGCAGTACAGAGACCATTCAAAAATAAACAAACGAACGAATATGAAACAGACTTCATTCGTTGTGTTGCATTTGGTAAGACTGCTGAAATTATCGCTAATAACTTTAATAAAGGTAATAAAATTGGCGTTACTGGTTCAATACAAACCGGTAGTTATGAAAATAATCAAGGACAGAAAGTGTTTACTACAGACATCGCAGTCAACAATATAACTTTCGTTGAACGTAAAAATAACGGTCAATCTAACAACCAACAACAGAACAATTCATATAACGCACCACAGAATAGACAACAATCAAATAACCCGTTCGCTAATGCTAATGGTCCAATAGAAATCAATTCAGACGACCTCCCGTTTTGATGAGGTGTTTATATGAAAGAGATTTGGAAAGATGTTGTTGGATATGAAGGTATTTATGAAGTCAGTAGTTACGGAAGAATTAGAACGCATAAAGATAAAACGACTTATACCGAGAAACATGGTATTAGACATTGGAAACAACGTTATTTAAAAGATAAAACGCCCAACGGTAGAGATGTAAGAGTATCGCTTTGGAAAAACGGAGAGTGTAAGTATTTTCTAGTTCATAGATTAGTAGCTTTCGCTTTTATACCAGTTGTTAAAGGAAAAGAGTGTATTAACCATATAGACGGTAATCCTAAAAATAATAACGTTGAAAATCTCGAATGGTGTACTTACAAAGAAAATACTATTCATGCTTTCGAAAATGGACTTAATACTAGCAATATGGCTGTAAAACTAACAAATCACATAGGAATAGAATACGAATTTATAAGCATGGCGAGGGCTTCAAAGTTTTTAGGTAGGTGTCACGGATACGTAAGTGATAGGTTGAAAACTGGTCATGAACAATTAACCGATATTAACGGAAATTATTTTAAAGTAGAGAAGTTGGTTTAAATGGCTCAAATCAAAAACTATATCACTCAAGATGACGGAACAACAACGGTCGTTATCGAAGGTGCCGAGCTAGGAGACAAAGAAACGTTATTACTAGATAACGGCTACGAAGTCGAATGTGATTTGCGAATCGAAGACCCATTCAAAATAACAGACAAGCAACGAAGAAAAATATTTGCACTATGTAACGACATAGAGAGCCACACAGGGCAACCGCGTGAATATATGAGGTATTTGTTCCAAGAATATGTAACGGTTCTGTATGGCTACGACAAGAGCATTTCGTTAAGTGACTGTACACGGATGCAAGCAAATCAAATTATCGAAGTAACACTCGATTGGATATTTCACAATGACATACCACTTAGCTACAAAACAAGCGACCTACTGAAACAAGATAAATCATTCTTATACTGGTCAACTGTTAACCGCAACTGTGTAATATGCGGAAAGCCTCACGCTGACCTAGCACATTATGAAGCAGTCGGCAGAGGCATGAACAGAAACAAGATGAATCACTATGACAAACATGTATTAGCGTTATGTCGCGAACATCACAACGAGCAACATGCGATGGGCGTTAAGTCATTTGATGATAAATATCACTTGCATGACTCGTGGATAAAAGTTGATGAGAGGCTCAATAAAATGTTGAAAGGAGAGAAAAATGAATAAGTTATTAATAGATGACTATCCGATACAAGTTTTACCGAAATTAGCTGAATTAATAGGGTTAAACGAAGCAATAGTATTACAACAAATACATTATTGGTTAAACAACTCAAAACATGAATATGAAAACAAAAAATGGATTTATAACAGTTATAAAAATTGGGAAGCTCAATTCCCGTTTTGGAGCAACGTAACAATCAGAAGGACTATATCAAGTTTAGAAAAGCAAAAGCTCTTGCTTACAGGCAATTTTAATAAGGTAGGTTTTGACAAAACGAAGTGGTACACGATTAATTACTTAGTGCTTGAAGGTGTGAGCAAACGAGTTGCTCAAAATGAGCAAACGATTTGCTCAAAACGAGCAAATAGAACTGCTCAAAATGAACAAACCAATACCATAGACTACACAGAGACTTCATCAGAGACTACTTCAAATAATAACGCAACTGACGTTACGCATGAGCAATTTGAAGAATGGTGGAAACTTTACGACAAGAAGAAAGATAAGAAGATGTCTTTCACTAAATTCAAATCATGCTTAAAGAAACATTCTTTTGAACAAATTATGCAAGGTACTCGAGAGTACTTAAAAACTATTACAGACAAACAATATCAAAAGTACCCCAAAACGTTTTTAACTAACGAAAGCTATATGAATGATTATAGCGAAGAGATTAAAGAAACTGGCATAGATCAATTGGAACGTATGAAGTACGACGAAAGTTATTGGGATTAGGGGGATATTATGAAACCACTATTCAGCGAAAAGATAAACGAAAGCTTGAAAAAATATCAACCTACTCATGTCGAAAAAGGATTGAAATGTGAGAAATGTGGAAGTGAATACGACCTATATAAGTTCGCTCCTACTAAAAAACACCCGAATGGTTACGAGTATAAAGACGGTTGCAAATGTGAAATCTATGAGGAATATAAGCGAAACAAGCAACGGAAGATAAACAACATATTCAATCAATCAAACGTTAATCCGTCTTTAAGAGATGCAACAGTTAACAACTATAAGCCGCAGAATGAAAAACAAGTACAAGCTAAACAAACAGCAATAGAGTATGTTCAAGGCTTCTCTACAAAAGAACCGAAATCATTAATACTACAAGGTTCATACGGAACTGGTAAAAGCCACTTAGCATACGCTATCGCAAAAGCAGTTAAAACTAAAGGGTATACGGTTGCTTTTATGCACATACCAATGTTGATGGATCGTATCAAAGCGACATACAACAAAAATGCAGTAGAGACTACAGACGAACTAGTCAAATTACTTAGTGATATTGATTTACTTGTACTAGATGATATGGGTGTAGAAAACACAGAACACACTTTAAATAAACTTTTCAGCATTGTCGATAACAGAGTAGGTAAAAACAACATCTTTACAACTAACTTTAGTGATAAAGAACTAAATCAAAATATGAACTGGCAACGAATCAATTCGAGAATGAAACATAACGCAAGAAAAGTAAGGGTAATCGGAGACGATTTCAGGGAGCGAGACGCATGGTGACCAAAGAATTTTTAAAAATAAAACTTGAGTGTTCAGATATGTACGCTCAGAAACTCATAGACGAGGCACAGGGAGACGAAAACAAGTTATACGACCTATTTATCCAAAAACTTGCAGAACGTCATACACGCCCCGCTATCGTCGAATATTAAGGAGTGTTAAAAATGCCGAAAGAAAAATATTACTTATACCGAGAAGATGGCACGGAAGTTATTAAAGTTATTAAGTATAAAGATAACGAAAATGAGGTTTATTCGCTCACAGGAGCCCATTTCAGCGACGAAAAGAAGATAGTGACCTAAAACGATTCAAAGGCGCTCACGGGCTTCTATATGAGCAAGAGCTAGGATTACAAGCGACGATATTTGATATTTAGAGGTGTCACATGGAAATAGAAATTAAATTTAACGAAAAGTTTGAGGCACCTATGGGGTCGCCTCGTCCACGCTTTCGTAATACAGGTAGATTTGTTCAAACTTACATGCCTACGTCTTATACAAAGCATAAAGCGTATATACAAGGGCAAATGCCTAAGTTGAATCTAGAGAATGCACTAAAAATCGAATTAGACTTTTACTTTCCGTTGCTTAAATCATGGTCGAAGAAAAAGAAAATCGAAATGATTGGACAGTATAAAGTAACTAAGCCGGATATCGATAACTTAATTAAAACGGTATTAGATGCTTGTAATGGTCATGTATGGAAAGACGATAATCAAATTACAGAAATATCTAGCTCAAAGCGTTATGGACTAGAACCAAAAATAATCATGCGAGTTGAGGAAGTGATTTAATGCAACAACAAGCATATATAAACGCAACGATTGATATAAGGATACCTACAGAAGTTGAATGTAGGAATTATACAAGTGTAGATAACGAAAAAGAAGCGCTGGCAGATTACTTATATAACAATCCGGATGAATTACTAGAGTATGACAATTTGAAAATTAGAAACGTAAATATAGAGGTGGAATAAATGGGCAGTGTTGTAATTATTAATAATAAACCATATAAATTTAACAATTTTGAAAAAGAATTAATGGCAAAGCGAGGGATAAATGCTGGAATTGTTTCTAAACGTGTAAGAGGTTGTTGGGAGTTTTCAGAAGCTTTAGATGCGCCCTATGGTATGCACCTAAAAGAATATAGAGAAATGAAACAAATGGAAAAGGTTAAACAAGCTAGACTCGAACGTGAATTGGAAAGAGAGCGAAAGAAAGAGGCTGAGCTAAGAAGAAAGAAGCCACATTTGTTTAATGTGCCACAGAAACATTCACGTGATCCGTACTGGTTCGATGTCACTTATAACCAAATGTTCAAGAAATGGAGTGAAGCATAATGAGCATAATCAGTAACAGAAAAGTAGATATGAACGAAATGCAAGATAATGTTAAGCAACCGTCGCATTACACATACGGAGATATTGAAGTTATAGACTTCATCGAACAAGTTACGGCACAATATCCACCACAATTAGCATTCGCAATAGGTAATGCAATCAAATACTTGTCTAGAGCACCGTTAAAGAATGGTTATGAGGATTTAGCAAAGGCTAAGTTTTACGTCGATAGAGTATTTGATTTGTGGGAGGGTTAACGATGGCGACGCAAAAACAAGTTGAATATGTGATGTCATTACAGGAGCAACTGGAATTAGAAGACTGTGAAAAATATACAGACGAACAAGTTAAAGCAATGAGTCATAAAGAAGTTAGCAATGTGATTGAGAACTATAAGACAAGCATAAGGATTGAAGAGCTATACGACGAATGCATGTCGTTTGATCTACCTAATTGTTAAAAGGAGTGATGACCATGACAGATAGCGCACGTAAAGAACACTTAAATCATTTTTTCAGCTCAAAGAGATATCTGTATCAGGATAACGAGCGAGTGGCACATATCCATGTGGTAAATGACACTTATTACTTTCACGGGCATATCGTGCCAGGTTGGCAAGGCGTTAAAAAGGCATTTGATACAGCCGAAGAGCTCGAAACATATATAAAGCAACATGGTTTGGAATACGAGGAACAGAAGCAACTAACTTTATTTTAAGGAGTGAGTGAGAATGTATAAATCAAAAACATTTGGGTTTAAACAGTTAGATAGAGATTTGTTTTTAGATTCTAACAGCGAAACACCAGATGAAGTTATTGAAACTGTTTTAGAAAATGCTGAATTTGTAAATATGGAACAGTCAAACATAAATGGATATTTAGTTATCACAATTATTTATAAGGAGGGTTTAGAATGCCCAAGATTAAAATAAAAAAGAAATTAACATTACCCGAATTGATCCAATGGGCTTGGGATAATCCTGAATTAGTAAGAGGAAAGAAATTTTATCCGCAAGGCAAGAGTAATGAAACATATGTGTATTTCCATCTTTACGACGGAAGAAAGTGTATCATGAGAGATTTTATATCAGCCGATGACACTTTTGAAGTCGAAGTTGAAGAAGAAGTAACCAAAGATACGGTATTTGATAGATTATTTGAAGTGTACGAGGTTCCAGAAGGATACTATGCTTCTGTATCACACGCTAATATTAGTATAAACAAACGTTTAGATGAAAATTATTACCCTGTTAAAGCATTCTATATCTTAAACGACGACCTAACTATGACGTTAATCTGGAAAGATGGGGAGTTGGTCGAATGATGCAAACCTATAAAGTAAGTCTTTGTATTAAGTTCGTTGCATCTAAATGTGATTATAAATTAAAAAAGCATTATTTCGTGCAAAGTACGAATGAGGAAGAAGCCACGAATATGGTATTAAAACTGATTCGTAAAAAGCTCCCGTTCGAAACTGCAAGCATAGAAATCGAAAAAGTGGAGGTAACAGAATGATGCCGAAATATCGAGTGTGGGACAGTTACACAAAAAAGATGTGTGAGGTTGTGGCGTTAGATCTTCACAATAGCGAAGTTAGTTATTCAACTAAAGAAAATGAATACGGCAAGGTTATAAAGGAGTTTATAAAGACTGAGAAAATGGCAGATGTAGAACTTATGCAGTCAATAGGTATCAATCTGTGGGGAAGAGAATTATACGAGGGGGACATTTTAAGAGTCGTAGCAACGAAACTATGGGGCATCAATCGTGATAAAACTTATACTTATTTAGACGTTACAGGTTTAGTCACTCGCGACCATATTGGCACTATGATTGGTGATGTACCGCTATTGAGATTTTTTGATGCTGAAGAAGTTCGTGAAATGCCAACTATTGAATACTTAGGTAATAAGTTTGATAATCCGGAGTTACTGGAGGAATCGGAATGACACAACCAACAAGAGAAGAATTAATTAATTTCATGAAAAAACATGGAGCTGAAAATGTTGACTCTATCACTGATGAGCAAAGTGCAATAAGACACTTTAGAGCTCAATCAAAAGTTTTTAAAGACGAACGTGATGAGTACAAGAAGCAACGAGATGAGCTTATCGAGGATATAGCGAAGTTACGAGTACGCAATAAAGAGTTAGAGGACATGTGGTGCACACTCAAAAATGAATTGCTTGGAAGATACGAATTTTACCGTTTTAGACTTAACGAACTACAGCTTGAGAGCAATGCGAACAAGGCAGTAGCTATATATAGAGGAGCTAAAAGCAACGCAAGTGTTATATTGTACCGAATGGACAAACTAGACGGAACAAATGAGTTCTACGAATTTTTAGATCAAATGGAGGATGACACAAATGAATAACCGAGAACAAATTGAACAATCCGTTATAAGTGCTAGTGCGTATAACGGTAATGATACAGAGGGATTGCTAAAAGAGATTGAGGACGTGTATAAGAAAGCACAAGCGTTTGATGAAATCAACGAGGATATAATAATTAACACATTAACAACTGATCAGTTACAAGAGTTATTACAAATACAAAAGGAGTTCGACGATAGAATACCGACGCTGAACTTAAGAGATAGCAAAATAGCATATGTAGTTGAATTCTTTGAATGGTTTAATACATTGGAAACGTTTAAGAACTGGAAGAAGAAACCAGGGAAGCCGTTAGATGTTCAGTTAGATGAACTGGCGGACATATTAGCGTTTGGACTGAGTATTGCAAATCAACAAGGATTTGACGAGTATGACCGTGATTTGTTTTTTGAATCGTTTGACGAAGAGTACCTTATAGATTTCCCTTACTTAAGAAATCAAGAAATGATTTATGACATGATAAGTGAGTTTGGCGATGATGATTTGTCATCAATTAGAAGATTAGTACTAGTCTTTAAAATAGCAGAACAATTGTACTCTATCGACCAACTCATTGACGCATACAAAAAGAAAATGAAAAGGAACCACGAAAGACAAGATGGAACAGCAGACGCAGGAAAAGGATACGTGTAAAGACATATTAGATCGGGTCAAGGAGGTTTTGGGGAAGTGAATTACATCATTACATTAGTTCTGTTAGTTGTAGGTATATGGATGTTTAACTCTTTAGTCAACACGTATATGCTTTCGCACAAGGAATTGGATTTATTCACATGTAGAATTTTAATGTTAATAGTTTTGGTCGTTCTAGTAGATTTTGCAAAGCAACAAAATATGTTGGCTACATTGAGTGTTTTACTAATACTTTTATTCATAGAAAAACTTAGAATCATTCAAAGGAGTGTAAAGTGATGGGTATTTTAGAGGTGTTAACAATAGTATTTGTAGTGCTGAAGTTGATAGGTGTGATTGAGTGGAGTTGGTTCTTTGTTTTATTACCAACAATCATATCCTTTAGTTTTTACGCGGTTTTCATGATTATCAGCTTGATAATTAAAAATAAGTTTTAATGCAAGTAACGTGCAAGTAACGCACAAATAACATGCAAGTGAAAGAGGTGTCAAGTAAGTGGCACAATACTTAGTCACAACATTCAAAGATTCAACAGGACGTAAGCATACACACATAACTAGAGCTAAGAGCAATCAAAGGTTTACAGTTGTTGATGCGGAGAGTAAAGAAGAAGCGAAAGAGAAGTACGAGGAACGGAACAAACCAGTTGTTTATTACACTAATAATTCTAAGGTTACTTTATTTAAAAGGCCTAGCGATGAAGTACTACATTCTTTATTCGGAGGTAAGTACAATGATTAAATTAGGTCAGTTGTTCGAAAATATAAGGGAGTGTGGGAAATGATTAAACAAATATTAAGACTATTATTCTTACTAGCGATGTATGAGCTAGGTAAGTATGTAACTGAGCAAGTATATATTATGATGACGGTTAATGATGATGTAGAGGCACCGAGTGATTATGTCTTTCGGGCGGAGGTAAGTGAATGATGTGGATTGCTACGACTATTGTATTTGCTATATTGCTATTAGTTTGTATCAGTATTAATAGTGATCGTGCAAGAGAGATACAAGCACTCAGATATATGAATGATTATCTACTTGATGAAGTAGTTAAAACTAAAGGGTACAACGGGTTAGAAGAATACAGGATTGAATTTAAGCGAATGAATAACAATATTAAAAAGTAATTTATATTATCGGAGGTATTGCATGTATAGCAGGAAAGAAATACGTGAAATGATAGATAACTACAAATGGATGAAGAACATAATAGACAGTAAAGTCTACGATAACGAAAGTACATCAATTGCACAATATGGTTATCAATCTGCGATGCCAAAAGCAAAAGGCACGACTAGCAATAAAGTGTTAGTTAAAGTTATAAACAAAAACAAAGCGCTTAGAAAGTACGATTACTTGATTAAGAAGATAGCGTTCATTGATGAATATGAAGAATACATTACGAATGAAAAAGATTATCATATTTTACAAATGTTAAAACAACGAGAAAGTCATAATAGGATTATGAGTATTCTTGATATAGGCAGAGACAATTTTTATTCTAGAGTAAAAGATATAGTAAATATACTTTATAACTTGCAACAAGAAACCGACACATCGTACACATCGGACAGTTCGGACACATCGTACAAATCGTACACATCGGACTAATTTTGATGCTATATATTGTTTTTTATTATAATTGCTGTGTAGCAAAACATTTATATTTCTTTTGAACTCTCACATTAAGTGAGGGTTTTTATTTTTATAAACAAGAGGTGGAGAATGGAGATATCAAAGTATCAAGAGATAGCTACACGTACACACAATGATGAATTGAATTTAAATGAATCTATTACTTGTTACGGTTTAGGTTTAACTCAATCTACAGGCAATGTTACAGGTCTAATTAAACAGCATATGTTTTCTAATGTGCCGATAGATAAAGGAGTTATGATAAATGAACTTAGCGAAGTATTGTGGAATATAGCTAATCTTACTAACGTATTAGGTATTAACTTAGATGCGATAGCTGGTCATAGTGTTAACACTATCTTGATGAATAAACCTAATCAGTCTATCAATGTAGACAATGATATAAGACAAGGAGACAAAGTATTGTTTCAAGGTAGTAAGTATCATGTCGATGGATCAATAGGAAACTTATTGTTAATTAGCAATGATAAAGATGATAGACAAGTGACTGTGCAAGATGTTAAGAAAGTCGATAAGGAGTGATGTGCATTGTCTATTATGAAGCGATGTGGTCATCCAACATGTAATGTATTAATTAATCATAACGAAAGTTATTGTGATAAACACAAGCGATATACAAATGAAAATTACAATGATTTGAGACGTCGAAATGATCCGGAGTATTTAAGATTTTATAAATCGAAAACGTGGCAAAACATGCGTCGAATTGTATTGTTAGAACATGATTTTATTTGTGTTTCTTGTGGCAATCAAGCGACTATGGTTGACCATATTGTACCAACGAAAATTGATTGGGCAAGAAGATTAGACAAAAGTAATTTACAGCCTTTGTGTGATGCTTGCCATATCCAAAAGACAAAAGAAGATTTGAAGAAATATTAAAAAAGATAAAAATAAGAAGTCCCCCCCAAAGACGAAACGGGTGTCAATGAAAGGTTCTGGAGAACGGAGCAGAGTTTTCTTCTCAAAGAATTCCCTTTATTCAAGTTTTTTAGTAGGAGGTGCTAATTTATGGCGGGTAGACCTAAGAAACTTTTGTCAAATTCGAACAAGAATTATACAAAAGAAGAAATTATTGAAAAAGAGCGTCAAGAAGCTCAATTAAATAAATTTTCTAAAATTGATACTGAACCACCACATTTTTTAGATGAAATAGCGAAAAAAGAGTACCTAAGAATTGTACCGCATATGCAAGAATTGCCAATTTCAAACCTAGATAAAGCACAATTGGCACAATATTGTAGTTTTTATAGCGACTTTGTTAAAGCAAGTTTGATTTTAGAGCGCGAAGACTTGATTTTAGAAGACGACAGAGGAAATCAAAAGGTTAATCCGGCGTTCAACATAAAGGAAAAAGCGGGTATACGATTGCAACAAACAGCTAATACATTAGGATTAACTATTGATAGCCGATTGCGTATTATGGTTCCTGAGGAAAAAGAAGAAGATGATCCGTATATGAAATTTGTGAGTGATTAGTAATGACAGATTATGTTACTCAATATGCAAAAAAAGTAGTTACAGGCGAAATTTTAGCAAGTTTGAAGAATATACAAGTATGCGAACGTCATCTTTCTTTTATGGAGAATCCGCCGAATGGTTGTCATTGGGATAATCGTTTGTCTAACAAAGCAATTGAATTTGTCGAAATGCTTCCAGACCCTAAAACAAACCAACCCATGCCACTTATGGAGTTTCAAAAATTTATTGTTGGTAGCTTGTACGGCTGGCGTAGAGGCCAATACAGAATGTTTACTAAAGCTTACATAAGTATGGCTAGAAAACAAGGTAAGTCTCTAATTGTATCAGGAATGTCTGTTAATGAATTGTTGTTTGGACAATACCCTAAATTTAATAGACAAATTTATGTAGCTTCATCAACTTATAAGCAAGCACAAACAATATTCAAGATGGCAAGCCAACAAGTAAACCTAATGCGAAGTAAAAGTAAGTTTATACGTGAAAAAACAGATGTAAGAAAGACAGACATTGAAGATGTATTAAGTAGTTCAGTATTTGCACCTCTTTCCAATAACCCAGATGCGGTTGATGGTAAAGATCCTACGGTTGCTATTTTGGACGAATTGGCAAGTATGCCTGATGATGAGATGTACTCAAGGTTTAAAACAGGTATGACATTACAAAAAAATCCTTTAACACTACTTGTTTCAACGGCCGGAGACAATTTAAATAGTCAAATGTATCAAGAGTATAAGTATATTAAACGTATTTTAAATGAAGAAGTAAGAGCTGATAATTACTTTGTATATTGTGCTGAAATGGATTCACAAGAAGAAGTTCAAGATGAAACAAAGTGGATTAAAGCAATGCCACTTTTAGAATCAAAAGAACATAGAAAAACTATACTTCAAAATGTAAAGGCTGATATACAAGACGAATTAGAAAAAGGGACATCATATCATAAGATTTTGATTAAAAACTTCAATTTATGGCAAGCGCAAAGAGAAGATAGCTTGCTAGATATTTCAGATTGGGAACAAGTAATAACGCCTATGCCTAATATCAATGGTAAAGATGTGTATATAGGTGTCGACTTATCGAGATTGGATGACTTAACATCTGTAGGATTTATATTCCCTAACGATGATAAAAAAGTGTTTTTACATAGTCATTCTTTCATTGGATTAAGAACAAACCTAGAACAAAAATCTAAGAGAGACAAAATAAATTATGAATTAGCGATTGAACGTGGCGAAGCTGAGACTACACAATCAGATAGCGGGATGATTGATTATAAACAAGTTATCGATTTTATAGTGAAATTTATAACGACGCATGACCTGAATGTACAGGCTGTTTGCTATGACCCTTGGAATGCGCAAAGTTTTATAACAACAATCGAATCAATGGCATTAGATTGGCCACTTATTGAAGTGGGACAAAGTTTTAAGGCGTTATCACAATCTATTAAAGAATTCAGAATGTGGGTTGCAGATGAAAGAATACAGCATAACGATAATATGTTACTTACAACGTCAGTTAATAATGCCGTTTTGATTCGTGACGGAGAAGACAATGTGAAAATAAATAAAAAAATGAATCGTCAAAAAATAGATCCAATCATTTCGATTATCACGGCTTTCACTGAAGCTAGAATGCATGAATTCCAAGAAAATTGGACGGAGAAATATGAAAGCGAAGAATTCGGATTTTAAAGGTGGTGACAAAATGGACTTGAATAAAATAAATGTCTTTTTTAATTTCTTGGTTGCTAATTTGGTTAGCATCCTTTTTTTATTAGGTTTGTTTGTGGTTAATGTTTCTGTGTATAAAGCATTCGGTCAAAATATGGGACTTTTATGGACTGGTATAACACTGATTGTTATTTCGTTGATTTTAAATCATGAAAGCAATCAAGAAAGGAGTTAGCAATTGTGGGTATTTTTTATAAAAATGAAAAACGAGACTTGCAATACAACGAAGATGATTTGCAAATGATGGTTCAAACTTTGCCAGGTTTTCAAGGAACAAAATTACGAAAATATAAAGATATAGAAGCAATTAAGCATAGCGACATCTTTACTGCAGTTATGATGATTGCTTCTGATTTGGCGCGCATGCCAATTAGGGTGACAGTGAACGGTCAAATTAATTATAGTGACAGGATTGTTAATTTGTTAAATACACGTCCTAACCCAATGTATAACGGCTATATATTCAAATTAGTAGTGTTTGTTAGTGCCTTACTAACATCGCACGGCTATATTGAAATTACACGTGATAAAACAGGAGAACCTATGAATTTAACGTTCAGAAAGACATCCGAAATAGAATTGAAATCAGACGCAAGAGGTCGACTGTATTATTTTCATCAAAGGATAGACAGTAACGGAAATAATATAGAGCGTAATGTTAAGTTTGAAGATATGCTAGACATCAAATTTTATTCGTTGGATGGTATAAATGGTTTGTCACTGTTAGACACATTAAGTCGCACGATAGAGTCAGATAACAATGGAAAAGACTTCCTTAATAATTTCTTGCGAAATGGCACACATGCTGGTGGTATTTTGAAAATGAAAGGTGTATTAGACAATAAAAAAGCAAGAGACCGTGCCAGAGAAGAATTTCACAAAAGTTTTAGTGGAACTAAACAAGCGGGGAAAGTTGTCGTACTCGATGAATCAATGACGTTTGATCAATTAGAAGTTGATACAGAAGTTTTAAAGCTTATCAGAGAAAACAAATCATCAACAAGAGAAATAGCAGGTGTATTTGGTATTCCATTGCATAAGTTCGGCATAGAAACAGCGAACATGAGTATCACGGATGCTAATTTAGATTACTTATCAACTTTAAAACCTTATATTACTTGCGTTTGTGCAGAATTGAATTTTAAGTTTAATGATGATTATGTGAATCGTGAATTTAAATTTGATACCACTGAAATACGAGTTGTTGATGAAAAAACACAAGCTGAAATTGACAAAATTAACATTGATTCTGGAAAGATGAATATCGATGAAATTAGACAACGTGATGGATTAGCGCCAATACCAGGCGGTAATGGTAGTATTCACAGAGTCGATTTAAACCATGTGAATATTGAACTTGTAGATGAGTATCAGATGAATAAATCGAGAGCTACTGATAAAAAATTGAAAGGTGGTGAGGAAAATGAGTAAGGAAACGAGAGTTGGTAACATTATTGAGGTACGCTCAAATGATGACAACGAAATGGTCATAGAGGGGTATGCGTTAAAGTTTGACACTTGGTCTGAAAATCTTGGTGGATTCAAAGAAACGATTTCACGTCGCGCTTTAGAAAACACTGATTTATCTGATGTGCGTTGTTTAGTAGATCATATCCCATCGCAAATAATTGGTAGGACAAAATCGGGTACTTTGGAGCTCGAAACTGATGATGTTGGACTTAAATATCGTTGTAAGTTACCAAACACAACATTTGCACGTGATTTATATGAGAACATGCGTGTAGGCAACATCAATCAATGTTCGTTTGGCTTTATGCTTGACGATAAAGGCGATGAAGTGCGTTTTGATGAACAAGAAAATATTTACAAACGTACATTAACAGCAATTCGTGAACTTACAGATGTTTCTGTAGTGACTTATCCAGCTTATAAAGACACTGATGTTAAACCAGCATTACGTAGTATTGAAACCGTAAAAAAAGAACAACGTAAAAAAGAATTAGAAATAAGACTAAAGAAACACTCTATATTAAATAATATTTGGTGAAGTTGAACACCATTATCAAATACAGCCATTGGACATGCTGAATATAGCGATGTCTATTTTTTTATGCCAATTTTAGGAGGAAATTAAATGAAAACAAAAGAAGAGTTACAATCTGAGATTTCAGACATTAAAAGACAAATTGATTTAAAGGTGAAGTATGCAACGAGAGCACTTAATAACGATGAGTTAGAAAAAGCAGAAAAATTAGAACAAGAAATTACTGATTTACGTTCTCAAATCCAAGAAAAACAAGAAGAATTAGATAAGCTAAAAGAAAAAGATGGAACTTCAGAAAACAATCCACAATTAGTGGAAGTAAACGAAGCACGTACTTATCGAAACCAAGCAAACATTAATGATTTAGGTATTTCGATTCAAAACACAAAGGTAACATCACAAGAAGTTAGAGATTTTACTGAATATCTTGAAACACGCAATGATATTCAAGGTGGTTCGTTAAAAACAGACTCAGGATTTGTAGTTATTCCAGAGGAGATTGTCACAGATATTTTAAAATTAAAAGAGGTTGAGTTTAATCTTGATAAGTATGTGACAGTTAAACGTGTTACAAATGGTTCTGGTAAATATCCGGTAGTACGACAATCAGAAGTTGCAGCCCTTGAAAAAGTTGAAGAATTAGAAGAAAACCCTGAATTAGCAGTTAAACCATTCTTCCAATTAGCATATGACATTAATACACACCGTGGTTACTTCCGAATTTCACGTGAAGCAATCGAAGATGCAAAAGTGAACGTTTTGCAAGAATTGAAACTATGGATGGCGCGAACTATTGCAGCAACACGAAACAAAGCAATTATTGATGTTATCACTAAAGGGTCAACGGGTTCTACAAGTTCAGGTTTTGAAAAAGAAGGCAAGAAATTAGAAGTTAAAAATGCAAAATCTTTAGATGATATTAAAGATGCTATCAACCTGAATGTTAAGCCGAATTACGAACATAATGTTGCAATTGTTTCGCAAACTATGTTTGCAAAATTAGACAAAATGAAAGACAAGCTAGGAAACTATTTAATCCAGCCAGATGTTAAAGAAAAAACGCAACAGCGTTTATTAGGAGCTAAAATCGAAATTTTACCTGATGAAGTACTAGGGCAAAAAGGTAATAACACTTTGATTATCGGTAACTTAAAAGATGCGATTGTTTTATTTGATCGCTCTCAATACCAAGCATCATGGACTGACTACATGCATTTCGGAGAATGTTTAATGATTGCTGTACGTCAAGACTGTAGAATTCTAGATTATAAATCAGCAATTGTGATTGAATATGATGATAGTGAACGCGGTGAAGGCGATCTTGGCTTAGCAGCATAATAAGCGCTCGATACTTTATAAAGAGGTGATAAACTATGGCAATGTATGAAGTGAAGAAATCTTATACTGACTTGGAGAAAGGCCAGTATTTAAAGTCAGGTAAACGTGTTGAAATGACAGTAAAACGTGCTGAATATGTTAACAAAAAGCTGAAAGAGCATGGAGTAATACTTGAAAGAGTGAAAGAAGAATAGGTGATTGAATGCAATTAACAGCTGAGGAACTTAAGTTATTAAAAAAACATTGCAAAATAGATCACAATTCAGAGAACGACTTATTAGGAATATATTACTCTTGGGCATTCCATGAAATAGCTAGCGCTGTTACGGATGAACCAAGTAAATATATTGATTGGTTTAAAAGTCAACCTCTATTTGCTCGTGCTATATACCCTTTAGCAAGTTACTATTTTGAAAGCCGTATTGCTTATTTGGATAGGGATTTATCGCTTGCGCCGCATATGGTTTTGAGTACTGTGCATAAGTTGAGAGATTCATTTGAGCAATTTTTGGAGAGTGAAAATGATGAAATTTAATTCCAATAAATTAAATGAACGTATAGATTTTTGTGAAGATGTAAGCGAGAGAGTGAATGGAAATCCGATGAAACCGAAGACGAAAATATTATACTCTTGTTTCGCTTGCATTCAAGAATCTAAAGAATCCGACACTCAAACGAATCTCAATACAGGTAGCAAATTCATTAAAACTATTATTATCAGAGATACACGAGGTGATTATAAACCAACAAATAAGCATTACGTTTTACATGAAGGGCAAAGGTTTAACATCAAATATGTAAAGCCAGATTATCAAGATAAATCTTATTTGCGTATCTATGGCGAGGTGGTTATATAGTGGGAGCTAAAATTGAGGAAAACACTATTGAACAGGGTTTAAATAATGCGGTTTTAAAAATGAATCTGAACGGTAATGCGATTATTAAAGCTGGGGCTATGTCATTAGTCCCGCTTTTAAAAAGTAATACACCTTTCGCTAATACCAAAAAACACGCTCGCGAACATATAGGTGTCTCTAATGTAAAAACAGATAGAGACTCAAGCGAGAAAATAGTTACAGTGGGTTATACAAAAGGTGTCTCTCATCGTATTCATGCGACAGAGTTCGGAACGATGTACCAAAGTCCGCAATTGTTCATAACCAAAACTGAGAAACAGGGCAAGGATAAAGTTTTAAAAACAATGATTGCTACTGCGAAGAGGTTGCAAAAATGATTAACATCACTAATATGATTCGAAATGCAATTGTTAAAGAAAATGTTACAGAAGAAACACATGTATTTAACTATACAGTAGATGACCATTTTCACGAAAAAACCGACAAGCCTATTGTGCGGATATACCCACTACCATTTAACCCTGATGAATATGCTGATGATAGTGAATTTACTAGGGAGTATAATTATCAAATTGATATTTGGTGGTCTGAGGATGAACCGAATGAACAGGCTGAAAAAATAGTAGAGTCGCTAAAGAAAATGAATTTTCAAAGTTACTATAGAGAACCTTTATACGAAAGTGAAGTAATGTCATTTAGACATATTATAAGAGTTAAAGGTTCTATATTATCAATACAAAATGGAGGAGAAAGAAATGACTGAAAAATTTAAACAAGCACCAAGATTTTTAAAATTAAACTTACAACACTTTGCGGATACTGGCGTTTCAGGTATTGCGATTGGTGTATCTAATTTTTATTATGCGCCGATTTTAAAAGATACTGAAAAAGAATGGGAAACAGGCGCTGGGACACGAATTCGATTTTTAAAAGAGATTGAAGTAGATAGACCACAAGATACTGAAGAAGATTACGGAGATGATATGGTTGCTGCGACTGCTGTATCTAATGGCAAATTAAGTGTTAAAACAACATTTGTTACTGTTCCTGCTGACGATAAAGCATTCTTGAATGGTGCTAAAAAAGGTACAGGCGGTTATAAATATGGAGCTAAGGATATTCCGCCAGATGTAGCAATTGTATTCGAAAGACGTAATCATGATGAGTCTTCTGAATGGGTTGGTTTATTCAAAGGTAAATTCACACGTTCAAGCATCAAAGGACAAACAAAACAAGATAAGGTTGAATTCCAAAATGATGATGTAGAAGGTAACTTCATTGATCGTTTGTTTGATGAAAGCTCGCATGTTACTGGTTATGATGCAAAAGGAAGCACTACAGGGCGTGACTATGTATTTATGGAGACGTTTGGTAAAACTTATGATGAATTCATGTCTAGTCGTGGTGAACAAACTACAGAATCTGTAGAAAAAGAAATGAAAAAAACTAAAAAAGTTGATGTAACTTCTGTAAACATCAGCGATGAACAAGTTACGGTAAAAATTGATGAAACAAAACAACTTTCAGCTACAACTGAACCATCTGGTCAGAAAGTAACTTATGCAGTAACTGAGGGGCAAACTTATGCTAGCGTGTCGTCAACAGGGCTTGTTAAAGGTTTAGCGGAAGGTAATGCGACCGTTACTGCGACTGCAGGAAAGCAAACTGATGCTGTACAAATTACAGTACAGTCTAATTTAGAAATGTAAGTTTTGAGGGCTTAACGCCCTCTTTTTATTTTGGCCAAATTAAAAAGAAAGTAGGAATTTAATAATGGAACGTACATCAATTGAATTAATTACAGGATTTACAAAAACAGGAAAGCCGCAATATCAAAAGTATTTAGCAAAGCCGATTATTACTTTGTTTGAAACAATTCAAGGTTCAAAATTAGGTTTGAAACTTAACAAAGCCTTTAAGGGGGCTGATTTTAAAGATCTAACAGAAGAAGAATTTAATAACTTAAGTGTGACAGAACAGGAAGAATACAAAAACAAGCAAGAAGAATACGAAAACAACATGGCTGTACAAATGGAAGTATTGGAAGAAGTTTTGGATTTCATCGTTGAAGCTTTTGATAATCAATTTACTAGTATAGAACTTCAAAAAGGATTACCAAATGGTCAAGAAGGTATTGAAAAGATTGGACAGTTAATTGGACGAATTACAGGTGGGGAACCTAGCGATACAAAAAAGTTCGTGACAGAGAATCAGAAATAAGAAAAGAAGATTTAACACCTGAAGCTGTCTACAACAATTACAGGAAAATAGCTAAAGATTTGATAGAAAACGGTATGGATGCAGAAAAAGTGGCTAACATGCCGATACACTTCTTTTTAGACATTGTCGAATCGAAGATTGAAACAAAGCGAACTGCGAAAAGTTTTAAAGATATTTTTTAATCAGCGTGTAAAGGTTGATTATTTATTTACATTTTGGAAGAAAGGAGGTTTTTAAATGCCTAATCCTATAGGTAACATGGTTATAAAAGTTGATTTGGATGGTTCTGGATTTAATAGAGGTGTAACAGGTTTAAATAGGCAAATGAAAATGGTTTCACGTGAGCTTTCGGCTAATTTGTCACAATTTTCTAGATATGATAATTCGTTAGAAAAGTCGAAAATAAAAGTTGATGGTTTGAGCAAAAAACAAAAAATTCAAGCTCAGATTACCAAAGAGTTGAAAGATAATTATGACAAACTTAGTAAAGAGACTGGTGAAAACAGTGCAAAAACACAAGCTGCAGCTGCTAAATACAATGAAGCTTACGCTAAATTGAACCAATATGAACGAGAGCTAAACCAAGCTACACAAGAATTAAAAGACATGCAAAAAGAGCAGAAAGCATTAAATACTGCAATGGGAAAACTTGGTACCAACTTTAATAATTTTGGTCCTAAACTTCAAGAAATTGGTAACAGTATGAAAAATGTAGGGCGTAACATGACTATGTATGTAACTGCGCCGGTTGTTGCTGGGTTTGCTGTTGCAGCTAAAAAAGGTATTGAATTTGATGACAGCATGAGGAAAGTTAAAGCAACATCAGGCGCTACAGGTGAAGAATTTGAGGCTTTAAAGAAAAAAGCACGAGAAATGGGAGCGACTACAAAGTTTAGCGCATCAGATTCTGCTGAAGCATTAAATTATATGGCACTTGCTGGTTGGGATTCTAAGCAGATGATGGAAGGTTTAAGTGGTGTTATGGATTTAGCGGCAGCATCAGGCGAAGATTTAGGTGCAGTCAGTGATATTGTTACAGATGGACTTACTGCATTTGGTTTAAAAGCAAAAGATAGTGGTCATTTTGCAGATGTTTTAGCGCAAACTAGCTCAAAAGCAAATACGGATGTTAGAGGGCTCGGAGAAGCTTTTAAATATGTTGCTCCTGTAGCAGGTGCATTAGGTTATACGATTGAAGACACATCTATTGCAATAGGTTTAATGAGTAATGCTGGCATCAAAGGTGAAAAAGCAGGTACAGCGCTAAGAACAATGTTTACCAATCTTTCAAGTCCAACTAGAGCTATGGGTAACGAAATGGAACGTTTAGGAATATCTATTACAGATAGTAACGGTAAAATGATTCCTATGCGAAAGCTTTTAGATCAGCTGAGGGAAAAATTTAAACATCTTTCAAAAGACCAACAAGCTAGTTCTGCAGCCACAATATTTGGTAAAGAAGCGATGTCAGGAGCATTAGCGATTATAAATGCTTCTGATGAAGACTATCAAAAGTTAACAAAATCTATAGATTCATCTACCGGCGCATCTAAAAGAATGGCCGATACAATGGAATCTGGTTTAGGTGGGAAATTAAGAACTTTAAGATCGCAATTAGAAGAACTAGCCCTAACGATTTATGACAGAATAGAACCAGCACTAAAGATTATAGTAAGTGCTTTTAGCAAAGTAGTGACATGGGTTACTAAATTGCCAACATCAATTCAATTAGCGGTTGTTGGGTTTGGATTATTTGCAGCAGTTCTAGGTCCTTTAGTTTTTATGTTCGGTTTATTTATCAGCGTGATGGGGAATGCAATGACAGTTTTAGGACCCTTGTTAATAAACGTTAATAAAGCTGGTGGTATATTCGCGTTTTTAAGAACTAAAATCGCATCACTTGTTAAACTATTTCCGATTTTAGGTGTGTCGATATCCAGTTTAACGTTACCTATAACGTTAATTGTAGGTGCATTAGTTGGTATTGGCATAGCTTTCTATCAAGCTTATAAACGTTCAGAAACTTTTAGAAATATTGTAAATCAGGCAATCTCTGGTGTAGCAAACGCATTTAAAGCAGCTAAACTAGCGTTACAAGGTTTCTTTGATTTATTCAAAGGTGATAGTAAAGGCGTGGTTACCCTAGAGAAGATATTTCCACCCGAAACTGTAGCAGGAATACAAAATGTAGTTAATACGATTAGAACAACTTTCTTTAAAGTAGTTGATGCAATCGTTGGTTTCGCCAAAGAGATAGGCGCTCAATTAGCCTCTTTCTGGAAAGAGAACGGTTCAGAAATAACACAAGCTTTGCAAAATATAGCTAGCTTTATTAAAGCAACCTTTGAATTTATTTTTAACTTTATTATTAAACCAATCATGTTTGCGATTTGGCAAGTGATGCAATTTATTTGGCCGGCGGTTAAAGCTTTGATTGTCAGCACTTGGGAAAATATCAAAGGTGTGATACAAGGTGCTATTAATATTATTTTGGGTATCATCAAAGTGTTCTCTAGTCTATTCACAGGAAACTGGCGAGGTATTTGGGACGGCATTGTAATGATACTGAAAGGTACTGTGCAGTTAATTTGGAATTTAATACAACTGTGGTTTGTAGGCAAAATTTTAGGTGTAGTGAGATACTTTGGTGGATTACTTAAAGGTTTAATATCCGGTATCTGGAGTGTTATCAAAGGTATCTTTACAAAATCTTTATCAGCAATTTGGAATGCGACGAAAAGTATTTTTGGTTTCTTATTCAATAGTGTCAAATCTATTTTCACTAATATGAAAAACTGGTTATCTAGTACGTGGAATAATATCAAAAGCAATACCGTCGGCAAGGCTCATTCGTTATTTACGGGTGTAAGGTCTAAATTCACAAGTTTATGGAATGCGATGAAAGATATATTTACTAAATTAAGAAATTGGATGTCAAACATCTGGAACTCTATTAAAGATAACACGGTAGGTATAGCTGGTCGCTTATGGGATAGAGTGCGTAACATCTTTGGAAGCATGCGTGACGGTTTAAAATCTATCATTGGTAAAATTAAAGATCATATCGGTGGCATGGTAGACGCTGTTAAAAGAGGTCTTAATAAATTAATTGAAGGTTTAAACTGGGTCGGTGGTAAGTTGGGTATGGACAAAATACCGAAGTTACACACTGGTACTGAACATACGCATACTACCACAAGATTAGTTAAGAACGGTAAGATTGCGCGGGATACGTTCGCTACGGTTGGGGATAAAGGACGTGGAAATGGTCCGAATGGTTTCAGAAATGAAATGATTGAATTCCCTAATGGCAAACGTGTACTTACGCCTAATACTGATACGACAGCGTACTTACCTAAAGGTTCAAAAGTATATAACGGCGCACAAACTTATTCAATGTTAAATGGAACGCTTCCAAGATTTAGCATAGGTACTATGTGGAAAGATATTAAATCTGGTGCATCATCGGCATTTAACTGGACAAAAGATCAAATAGGTAAAGGTACAAAGTGGCTTGGCGATAAAGTTGGTGATGTCATGGACTTTATCGATAATCCGGGCAAACTTTTAAATTATGTACTTCAAGCGTTTGGAGTTGATTTCAGTTCTCTAACTAAAGGTATGGGTATTGCTGGCGATATAACAAAAGCTGCATGGTCTAAGATTAAGAAAAGTGCAATCAAGTGGCTTGAGGATGCTTTCGCAGATTCGGGTGATGGCGGTGTATTAGATATGAGTAAATTACGTTATTTATACGGTCACACTGCTGCTTATACGCGAGAAACCGGACGCCCATTCCATGAAGGTTTGGATTTTGATTACATTTACGAACCTGTTCCATCAACCATAAATGGTAGAGCTCAAGTTATGCCTTTTCATAATGGTGGTTATGGAAAATGGGTGAAGATTGTAAAAGGCGCCTTAGAAGTTATTTATGCACATTTATCTAAATATAAAGTTAAAACTGGTCAACAAGTTAGAGTAGGCCAGACTGTTGGTATATCGGGAAATACGGGGTTTAGTACAGGGCCTCACTTACATTATGAGATGCGTTGGAATGGAATGCATAGAGACCCGTTACCGTGGTTAAGAAAGAATAACGGAGGCGGCAAAAGTGCACCTGGTGGTAATGGTGCAGCTAATGCTAGACGAGCTATTAAGGCTGCTCAAAATATTTTAGGGGGAAGATATAAAGCGAGTTGGATTACTAACGAGATGATGCGTGTAGCGAGTCGTGAATCCAATTATACAGCTAATGCAGTTAATAATTGGGATAGCAACGCAAGAGCTGGTATACCTTCAAGAGGTATGTTCCAAATGATAGATCCTTCATTTAGAGCATACGCAAAGTCAGGTTACAATAATCCTCTCAACCCAACTCATCAAGCTATATCGGCTATGAGATATATTGTGGGTAAATGGGTACCAAGAACCGGCTCGTGGAGAGCTGCATTCAAACGCGCTGGTGATTACGCATATGCTACTGGTGGCAAAGTCTACAATGGATTGTACCACTTAGGAGAAGAGGGGTATCCAGAGTGGATAATACCTACTGATCCAAGTAGAGCGAACGAAGCGCACAAATTATTAGCCTTAGCTGCTAACGATATTGATAATCGTTCTAAAAATAAGCGACCAAACAACTTACCTAATCCAAGTATAAGTAATAGTGATACAAACTACGTTCATACATTGGAGAATAAACTGGACGCGGTTATCAATTGTTTGGTTAGTTTAGTTGAGTCTAATCAAGTTATTGCGGATAAGGATTATGAACCAGTTATTAATAAGTATGTGTTTGAAGATGAGGTAAACAACTCTATCGATAAACGAGAGCGTCATGAATCTACAAGAGTTAGATTTAGAAGAGGAGGCACGATAATCTAATGCAAGACACAATTCAAATAGACAATAAAACCATTGAATGGTTAGTTGTACAAAGAGGGTTTGAGATACCCTCTTTTAATTTTGTTACTGAAAAGGAAAGTGTGAAAGGTAGAGCAGGCTCTATTGTTAAAGCTCGTTATCTAAATGATATCGAATTTGAATTACCATTAATTATTCGAAACGAAAAATTGTCACCAGGTGGGGAAAAAACACACGATGATATATTAGAAGCATTGGTCAAGTTCTTCAATATTAAAGATTTAACGCCTAAAAAACTTAAATTCAAATCTCAAAACTGGTATTGGTTTGCATATTTTGATGGGCCATTAAAATTACCGAAAAAACCAAGAGGTTCAGTGAAGTTCACTATAAAAGTAGTGTTGACAGACCCTTATAAATACTCGGTAACAGGAAACAAAAATACCGCGATTTCTGACCAAGTATCAGTTGTTAATAACGGCACTGCTGATACACCTTTAATCATTGAAGCTCGAGCGATAAAACCATCTAGTTATTTTATGATTACTAAAAATGATGAAGATTATTTCATGGTTGGTGACGATGAAGTAACCAAAGAAGTTAAAGATTACATGCCTCCTGTTTATCATACTGAATTTCGTGACTTCAAAGGTTGGAATAAGATGACTACTGAAGATATCCCAAGTAATGACTTAGGAGGTAAGGTCGGTGGTGACTTTGTGATATCCAATCTAGGTGAAGGATATAAAGCAACGAATTTTCCTGATGCAAAAGGTTGGATTGGTGCTGGTACGAAGCGTGGACTTCCTAAAGCGATGACAGACTTTCAAATTACTTATAAATGTATTGTTGAACAAAAGGACAAAGGCGCTGGGAGAACAGCTCAACACATTTACGACAGTGACGGTAAGTTGCTTGCTTCTATTGGTTATGAAAACAAATATCATGATAGAAAAGTAGGTCATATTGTTGTTACGTTGTATAACCAAAAAGGAGACCCGAAAAAGATATATGACTATCAGAATAAGCCGGTAATGTATAACTTAGACAGAATCGTTGTTTATATGAGGCTCAGAAGAGTGGGGAATAAATTTTCGATTAAAACTTGGAAATTTGACCACATTAAAGACCCAGATAGACGAAAGCCTATTGATATGGATGAAAAAGAGTGGATAGACGGCGGTAAGTTTTATCAGCGCCCTGCTTCTATCATAGCTATCTATAGTGCGAAGTATAACGGTTATAAGTGGATGGAAATGAACGGACTCGGCTCATTCAATACCGCGATTCTACCGAAACCGAAAGGTGCAAGGGATGTCATTATACAAAAAGGGGATTTAGTAAAAATAGATATGCAAGCGAAAAGTATTGTCATTAACGAAGAACCAATGTTGTCAGAGAAATCGTTTGGGAGTAATTATTTCAATGTTGAATCTGGATACAGTGAGTTAATCATACAACCAGAAAATGTCTTTGATACGACGGTTAAATGGCAAGATAGATATTTATAGAAAGGAGACGAAAATGTGGTACATGTTTTAGATTTTAACGACAAAATCATAGATTTTCTTTCTACTGATGACCCTGCTTTAGTTAGAGCGATTCATAAACGTAATGTTAATGACAATTCAGAGATGCTCGAGTTGCTTATATCCTCAGAGAGAGCTGAAAAGTTTCGTGAACGACATCGTGTTATTATAAGAGATTCAAATAAACAATGGCGTGAGTTTATTATTAATTGGGTTCAGGACGATATGGACGGCTACACAGAAATAGAATGTATAGCGTCTTATCTAGCTGATATAACAACAGCTAAACCGTATGCACCAGGCAAATTTGATAAAAAGACAACATCAGAAGCATTGAAAGATGTGTTAAGTGATACAGGTTGGGAAGTTTCTGAACAAACCGAATACGATGGCATACGTACTACGTCATGGACTTCTTATCAAACTAGATATGAAGTCTTAAAGCAATTATGTACAACCTATAAAATGGTATTGGATTTTTATATTGAGCTTAGTTCTAATACCGTCAAAGGTAGATATGTGGTACTCAAAAAGAAAAACAGCTTATTCAAAGGTAAAGAAATTGAGTATGGTAAAGATTTGGTTGGGTTAACTAGGAAGATTGATATGTCAGAAATCAAAACAGCATTAATTGCTGTAGGACCCGAAAATGATAAAGGAAAGCGTTTAGAGTTAGTTGTGACAGATGATGAAGCACAAAGTCAATTTAACTTACCTACACGTTATATTTGGGGAATATACGAACCTCAATCAGATGATCAAAATATGAATGAAACACGGTTGCGTTCTTTAGCCAAAACAGAGTTAAATAAGCGTAAGTCAGCAGTTATGTCGTATGAGATTAGCTCTACTGATTTGGAAGCTACGTATCCGCATGAGATTATATCAATTGGTGATACAGTAAGAGTAAAACATAGAGATTTTAACCCGCCATTGTATGTAGAGGCAGAAGTTATCGCCGAAGAATATAATATAATTTCAGAAAATAGCACATATATATTCGGTCAACCTAAAGAGTTCAAAGAATCAGAATTACGAGAAGAATTTAATAAACGTTTAGATGTAATACGTCAAAAATTATCCGATAATATTTCAAACATTAACACAATTGTAGCTGAAACATTAGAGGGAGAATTACAATATTTTGAACGTAAAATAATTAAATCTGACACGCCACCCGAAAACCCTGTAAATGATATGCTTTGGCTTGATACAAGCAACCCAGAAGTAGCTGTATTACGCAGATATTGGAATGGAAAATGGATAAAAACATCTCCTGAAAAAGCTGGAGATATTGGGGCAATTAGTAGAGAACAAGCATTATATAGCGAGTTGAAAAACACATTTATTAATTTAACGATTCAGCATAGTAGGTTATTGAGAGAAGTGTCAGAAGTCATTGAATCAGAGTACTTAATTGATACTGACCTAAAAAAAGAAGTTAATGACAAATTAAATGACACTGTGCAAGTTTTCAACAGAATAAAAGAGAATTTGGATAGTATGACAGAAGAAACTGCAACTATTGGTAAACTTGTTGATACCCAAGCTTTGTTCTTGGAATATCGTGAAAAGTTACAAGCTTTATACAATGCTATTGAAAATGCGAAAATCTCGATTGATGATCGTTTTAAATTATTACAGTCGCAGTATACAGATGAGAAATTTAATGAAGCAATGGATAAAGTAGCCGAAAGTATTGGTGGTCATTGGGACTCTAGTAAAAAGCAATTAAGTGCCGAAATACCAAACAAGCAAGATTTGGAAAAGATGAGAGATGCTTTAATCGCTCAGCAAAAAGGTGCATTGTTACCAATTGATAAAAAGATAGAATCAATGCAGAAAGAAATAAAAAACTATGAAAATGGTATAGAAATTGCTATAAAAAAGAAACTTCAAGAGATTAACGATAATGGTAATTTATACCGATATTCATCACCATCAGTTTTTAAAGAAGCAAGCTATTACAAAGCTGATTTAATAACATCAGGCGATGATAAAGCCATTGCTTATAACAAAAAGAAATCTATCAATTTCGGAACACTTAACTATCATAAGTGGCAAGAAAACGAGAAGTACACTTTTAGTTTTACAATAAAGACAGACACTGACGGTGTAACAATTAACCAGTTAAATGATGGATATTATAATCATCAATGCAATATTAAACTGAAAAAAGATGAGTGGGCTAGAAAATCTATAACATTTACGCCTACTTATTCACTAGCAGATAATGGCATTACTTTAACCTTAGATGTTGCTAGTACTGGAGCATGGTATACAGGTTGGTTAGGTAGTTCGACAGAAATAGGAAAAGTGTGGATAAAAGATTTCCAATTAGAAAAAGGCGATGTAGCAACTAGTCATAAAATGAACTCAAGTGATCAAGATGATGTATTTGGAAATGTTAATAATAAAGTAATTGAAAACTCAGCAAAGATAAGTGCTTTTGAAGACAAAATAAATCTTAAAGCTGACAAAACTGAAGTAACACAAACGCTTGATAAGAAGCTAGAACCAATTAAAAATGACATCAAAAAACAAACGTCACAAATCGAACTATTGCCTGACAGATTGACAGAAACAGTATCTAAAAAAATCTATGAGACAACTATTTCTGGATTAGTTAAACGTTTAGAAACTGAAGAAGCTAAAAGAGAAACTTTGGCGAATAAAATTAATGACACAGTATCTATACAGAAATATCAATCTGGTATAGAAGAAGCTAAAAGCTATGCAGATGATAAATTAAGAGATGTGGCGAACACCCCAGAAATACAAGAAAGTATTAAACAAGCTAATGAACAAGCTCAAGAATCATTAAGAGAATATGTCAGAGCGCAAGACGAACTCAAATTACAGGAAGCAAACGCGTATATTGACAATAAAATTTCTGAAGAAGAGCAAAGAGCCATAGACGAAGCTCGTAGAAAGTTCGAAGAAGCTAAATCACATGCTGAAAACAAAGCAGATGAAGCAAAAAGAATTGCGAACCAGTACGCAGAAAGTAGAGCTAGTGATGTACAACGACAAGCTCGAGCTTATACTGATGGTCAAATACTCAATTCAAATCGAGAGCGCGATCAAATTTTATCTCAATATGATACTAAAATTGCGCAAAACGGTCATGACATTAATTTGAGAGCTACTAAAGATGAGTTTAATGCTTCTAAAAGAACACTATCAAGAGTGTTAGCAGATATCACCGTAAATGCTATGAAAGGCATCTATTTAAGGTATGACGAAAATGGCGCGATTACTTCACATACGATTGATAAAGATGGTGTAAAAATCAGTGGGGACAAAGTAGATATTACAGCGAACAAAGAATTTAATGTGGTCGCAAATAATATCAATAACAAAGTTGGTAAAAATGACATTGTAAATAGCTTGAATTTATCAAATGAAGGTCTTGACATCAATGTAAATAGAATCGGTATTAAGGGCGGAAATGCTAATCGTTATGTACAAGTTCAAAATGATTCTATTGAGTTAGGCGGTATTGTACAAAGAACTTGGAAAGGGAAACGATCAACCGATGATATATTTACACGTCTTAAAGATGGACATCTAAGGTTTAGAAATAATACCGCAGGCGGTTCACTTTATATGTCACATTTTGGTATTTCAACATATATTGATGGAGAGGGTGAAGACGGTGGTTCATCCGGTACTATTCAATGGTGGGATAAAACTTACAGTGATAGCGGTATGAATGGTATAACGATCAATTCTTATGGTGGTGTGGTTGCTTTAACATCTGATTACAATCGAATTATTATCGATTCATATGCTTCAGCAAATATTGAAAGTAGAGAAGCACCGATATACTTGTCGCCAAATACCAAAAATAAACCTGGATTAAACCGCTTCGCATTTACATTATCAAACGCTGATAGTGCATACGAAACTGACGGTTATATCATGTTTGGTTCAGATGAAAACTATAAATACGGTGCTGGATTAAGATTTTCTAAACGTAGTAATAAAGGATTAGTTCAAGTTGTTAATGGTGACTATGCTACTGGTGGAGACACCACAATTGAATCAGGTATGGGCAAATTTAACTTAGTTAAGCGAAGAGATGGTAATAGCTACGTAAGCATTCAAAGTTATGATTTATTGGCGGTAGGTTCTGATAATGCAGGGGATAGAGTCGCTTCTAATTCTATTTATAAGCGTACTTATTCAGCACCTGCTAACTTACACATTACTTCAGCAGGGACAATTGGGCGTGCTACTTCTGCCAAAAAGTATAAAATTTCAATCGAAAACCAATACATCAATGAAGATGAACAGTTCAATCATTCGAAAGAAATTTTAAAACTTCCAATTCGAACATGGTTTGACAAATACGAATCGGAAATAATGGCAAAAGAATTGGAAAGTGGCAAAAAACTATCAGATGATACATTTAAACTTAGTCGACATACCGGATTAATAGCGGAAGAGGTTGAAGAACTAGGGTTTAATGAATTTGTTATTTATGATGACAACGGAGAAATTGAAGGTATCGCATACGATAGACTTTGGGTTCATTTAATACCTATTATTAAAAACCAGCAATCAAAAATCGAAAAACTGGAGGAATTAATAAATGGATGATAGCAATCAAGGTTTACAAGCCAATCCACAATATACAATTCACTATTTATCGCAAGAAATCACAAGACTAACACAAGAAAATGCAATGTTAAAAGCATATATACAAGAACAAAATGAAAAAAGCAAAAGTGCTGAGGAAGAGTAATCCTTGGCACTATTTTTATACAAAAAATTTAAGGAGGTCATTTAATATGGCAAATGAAATTATCAAAAAAACAGAGAGATTTATTTTAGTACAAATTGACAAAGAGGGAACAGAGCGTGTTTTGTATCAAGATTTTGTTGGCAGTTTTACAACATCCGATTCAGCTAGTTATGCGCAAGATTTTAAATCTGAGGAGAATGCTAAAAAGATTGCTGAAACTTTAAATCTTTTGTATCAACTAACAGGCAATCAAAACAGCGTGAAAGTTGTTAAAGAAGTTGTGGATAGAACTGACTTGTCATCTGATAAATCAGTTGATAGTGAAACAATGTAACTATACTAAGTTATGAGCATTACGCTCATAGCTTTCTTAGAAAGTAGGTGTAGTTTTGGATGATATTCAGAAAATAAAAAAAGAGCTTTCTGAATTAGTTGAACGTGTGGATGATGTTGAAATACTAGCAAATGAAACAGCTGATCATGTGCTTGAACTTAGAGAGGAACATAAGCAACATCATAATGAACTAAGAGAATCTCATAAAGAACTTAAAGATAAGCAAGATAAAGTTGTAGATGAGAATTTAGAGCAAACAAAGATATTAAACAGAATTGAAGAAAGATATCAAACGCAAGTAGATGTTGCGCAAAAAAACGAAGAAAAGACACTCGCCCAAAATAAATGGCTCGTAGGTGCCATATGGGCGCTTGTAACAATTGTTATGATTGCAGTCATTACTGCATCAATTACTGCGTTATTACCTTAAGGGAGGTGGACAAAATGAGTTGGGCAAGATGGTTGTCATGTTATTTGTATGGTCGTAAATGTAAATAATCTTTTTGGTCAGTGCTTCGGCACTGGCTTTTTATTTTGCTAAAAAAGGAGTGAGCAAATGGATGCAAAAGTAATAGCGAGATATATTGTATTAATTTTAGCATTAGTAAATCAATTCTTAGCGAACAAAGGTATTAGCCCGATTCCAGTAGACGATGAAACTATATCATCAATAATACTTACTGTTGTTGCTTTATATACTACATATAAAGATAATCCAACATCTCAAGAAGGTAAATGGGCAAATCAAAAGCTAAAGAAATATAAAGCTGAGAACAAGTATAGAAAAGCAACAGGACAAGCACCAATTAAAGAAGTAATGACACCTACGAATATGAACGACACAAACGATTTAGGGTAGGTGTTGATCAATGTTGATAACAAAAAACCAAGCAGAAAAATGGTTCGATAATTCATTAGGGAAGCAGTTCAATCCTGATTTGTGGTATGGATTTCAGTGTTACGATTACGCAAATATGTTTTTTATGTTAGCAACAGGCGAAAGGTTACAAGGTTTATACGCTTATAATATTCCGTTCGATAATAAATCAAGAATTGAAAAATATGGGCAAATAATCAAAAACTATGATAGCTTTTTACCTCAAAAGTTGGACATTGTCGTTTTCCCGTCAAAGTATGGTGGTGGAGCTGGACATGTTGAAATTGTTGAAAGTGCAAATCTAAATACTTTCACATCGTTTGGGCAAAATTGGAATGGTAAAGGTTGGACAAATGGCGTTGCGCAACCTGGTTGGGGTCCTGAAACTGTTACAAGACATGTTCATTATTATGATGACCCAATGTATTTCATTAGATTAAATTTCCCAGATAAAGTAAGTGTTGGGAATAAGGCTAAAAGCGTTATTAAGCAAGCAACTGCCAAAAAGCAAGCAGTAATTAAACCTAAAAAAATTATGCTTGTAGCCGGTCATGGTTATAACGATCCTGGAGCAGTCGGAAACGGAACAAATGAACGTGATTTTATCCGTAAATATATAACACCAAATATCGCTAAGTATTTAAGACATGCAGGTCACGAAGTTGCATTATATGGTGGCTCAAGTCAATCACAAGATATGTATCAAGATACTGCTTACGGTGTTAATGTAGGAAATAATAAAGATTATGGCTTATATTGGGTTAAATCACAGGGGTATGACATTGTTCTAGAGATTCATTTAGACGCAGCAGGAGAAAGTGCAAGTGGTGGGCATGTTATTATCTCAAGTCAATTCAATGCAGATACTATTGATAAAAGTATACAAGATGTTATTAAAAATAACTTAGGACAAATAAGAGGTGTAACACCTCGTAATGATTTACTAAACGTTAATGTATCAGCAGAAATAAATATCAATTATCGTTTATCTGAATTAGGTTTTATTACTAATAAAAAAGATATGGATTGGATTAAGAAGAATTATGACTTGTATTCTAAATTAATAGCTGGTGCGATTCATGGTAAGCCTATAGGTGGTTTGGTAGCTGGTAATGTTAAAACATCAGCTAAAAATCAAAAAAATCCACCAGTGCCAGCAGGTTATACACTCGATAAGAATAATGTCCCTTATAAAAAAGAACAAGGCAATTACACAGTTGCTAATGTTAAAGGTAATAACGTAAGAGATGGCTATTCAACTAATTCAAGAATTACGGGGGTATTACCCAACAACGCAACAATCACATATGATGGTGCGTATTGTATCAATGGGTATAGATGGATTACTTATATAGCTAATAGTGGACAACGTCGTTATATCGCGACAGGAGAGGTAGACAAGGCTGGTAATAGAATAAGTAGTTTTGGTAAGTTTAGTGCAGTTTGATAATTGGATATGATGAATCTTTGGCAGGTACTTCGGTACTTGCCTATTTTTTTTATGTTATAATGTAATTACAGATTAAATGTGAGTTCCTGCGCAATTGTGGGGGCTCGCCTACAGCATAGACTGTCTATAGTAAAGTTGCCGAAGAGATTCTAAACGTATTTGTAAGTACGTGGTCTTTACTAGATAACCGTATCTTTAATGATGCGGTTATTTTTTTATGCAAAAATACGAAAAAATTTATAAAAAGTGTTGCGAATCACGCTTAACCGTGTTATAATAAGGTATACCAGTTGAGAGGAGGATAAAAAGTGTTAGAGAATTTTAAAACTATAGCAGAAATCGCCTTTTATACAGTGTCAGCAATTGCGGTAGCCAAAACATTGATAAAAGACGATAAGTAACTAGACAAGCCCGAAAGGGCTGTCTATATATAAATTCTAACACTAAAATACTATGAAAACAATTTACATTATTTTAATCATTCTTATTTGGATAAACGTATTTTTAGGGAACGATATAAGTAAAGGTGTTGTTGCACTGTTTACTACATTACTGCTTATCAATTTATGGAAGAGGGATAAAAATGACACCAATAAAAGAAATAATTGAAGCGATAGAAAAGTTATTCGAAAAAGAAACGGGCTATAAAATTGCGAAAAATTCCGGATTACCATATCAAACTGTACAAGATTTAAGGAATGGAAAAGCATCTTTATCAGATGCTAGATTCAGAACAATAATTAAGTTGTACGAGTATCAAAGATCGCTAGAAAACAAAGAAGATAAATAGAGGAGCTTGTTACAGGCGATTTGTACCTGCAAAAAGAATACCCAAAATACATCAAAAGAAAATTAGTAAGTTAAACAAATAGAAACCACGTCTTAATTGACGTGGTTATTTTTATTCTCACACAATCAACAAAACCACATCACTTATTAATTTGGGAGTGTGGTTGTTTTAATATGTGAAGCTAAAATAACTACAAATGATACCATTTTTGATACCAAAAAATAATAACCTCAAAATTTCAAGAGAAACAACTTTACTTTAAATCGCATTAAATCAATGTTTCTATAAAAACAGGTCCTTAAAAATTAGTTTTTTCAATCGAAATGGAAGGATCAATCGGATAGATTTGAATGCAGTAGTTGAGTCATTATTTATTTCGAATAATGATGATTCACACCATTTTGATACTGAATATAACAAAAAGCCACATTATTGTGGCTTTTTTGGTTTTATAAATAAAGCTCCCTTCAAAGTTTTCATTTTTTCATTGTCTACTTTGAAGGGAGCATTTCACTTTGTAGTTATTTATTAGATAGATTTTTTAATTGACGTTGAAAATTAACCATTGATGATGGATAAAGCGACAATACAAATACAACTTGTAATGAAACTTGATTCTGGAATTAAAGTGCAGGTCTTTTTTTAATTAATAGAAAACTATATCTAATCTTCTTTAAAAATAATTCGATAATAGTTCGATTAAGTTTCGGTGTATAAGTGAGTTAAAATAAGAAAACTATTAATAATATTAAATTCGCTACTGATGTTGCTAATGGGCCGTAGGTTTTAAAGACATCTTTACTTTTATAACCAACAATAGCATCTAAAAATTGAACTAAAATCATTGCAATGGATATAGTTATCAAAAATACAGCACTATGAATGATTAAAGAAAAAACAGCTAATAAAAATAAAGGTAAGCTTCGACTAAGTGCATAATAAGCATTTATATTTTGGCTAGATGTACATGCTTGAATCGAATAACCTAAACTTACACTTGCACTGATTATTGTAAATATTGCTAAAACAAAATACATGTTAATCCTTCTTTCTATATTTGAATATAAACAAGTACTTGTCTAAAGTGATTTAAAAGATAATTAGAATAAATTTATGAGAAACTTGTTGTTATCATTATTACGGTTTTAAATCATTATAACTATGTCATGAACTGGATTTATCAAAATGTTACATTATGTAAGTTCATTCATAATCAATCAAGTCGAACTATCCCACTATTATACTAACGAATGGATTAAAGGAGCTGCGACTAAAAATGCATATTAATCATCATTATTAAGATTATTATATATAATTAAATTTATATGGTTTATTAAATTTGAACCTCGGGAATTAAATAACTACAACAAAAATAAGATGTGACAATAAGGAGACGACACGCGTGATCATTGCCATAATTATATTGATATTTATTTCTTTTTTCTTTTCAGGAAGTGAGACTGCATTAACAGCTGCAAATAAAACTAAATTTAAAACAGAAGCTGACAAAGGTGACAAAAAAGCGAAAGGAATTGTAAGGTTACTTGAGAAACCAAGTGAGTTCATTACAACGATTTTAATAGGGAATAATGTTGCAAATATATTGTTACCAACACTTGTAACAATTATGGCATTACGCTGGGGTATCAGTGTTGGTATTGCATCAGCTGTCCTAACTGTTGTTATCATTTTGATTTCTGAAGTGATTCCAAAGTCTGTAGCAGCAACATTTCCAGATAAAATAACGAGACTTGTATATCCAATCATCAATATTTGTGTGTTTGTATTTCGTCCAATTACGCTACTTTTAAATAAATTAACAGACAGCATTAATCGACGTTTATCAAAAGGACAACCACAAGAACATCAATTTTCTAAAGAAGAGTTTAAAACGATGTTAGCAATCGCAGGCCACGAGGGTGCTTTAAATGAAATCGAGACAAATAGGTTAAAAGGTGTTATTAATTTTGAAAATTTAAAAGTAAAAGATGTTGACACAACACCAAGAGTTAATGTGACAGCATTTGCATCTAGTGTGACATATGAAGAAGTTTATGAAACGGTAATGAATAAACCATACACAAGATACCCGGTGTATGAAGGTGATATAGATAATGTCATTGGCGTGTTTCATTCTAAATATTTATTGGCTTGGAGTAATAATAAACAACATGAAATTACAGACTATTCAGCAAAACCGTTATTTGTAAATGAACATAACAAAGCGGAATGGGTATTGCGTAAAATGACAATTTCAAGAAAACATTTAGCTATTGTATTAGACGAATTTGGTGGAACTGAAGCGATTGTGTCACATGAGGATTTAATTGAAGAATTGTTAGGTATGGAAATTGAGGATGAAATGGATAAAAAAGAAAAAGAAAAACTTTCTCAACAACAAATTCAATATCAACAGCGGAAAAAACGTAACTTTTCAATTTAA